TCGCTTTGATACCGCTTACCATCAATTTCGTAAACCGCCATGATGTATCCTTATTCTTCAACAACAGTAACAACTTTACCGCTTTTTAATGTTCTAGTATTGGTTTTCTTTTCTGCACGACCAGCACCTGAGAACTCTGGGAAATCAAGGGCTTGGTCAACACGAGCCTTTTCGTAGCCAGGATTACTGTAAGCAATTTTGCGTTGTGCTTCGATTTCAGTCGTAGCTTTGTTTGTAGAAACTTTCTTAATAGCTAAAAGTGTCTTCTTAATTTTTTCTTGTGTGTCAAGAGTTGGAGTAGACGTAAACAATCTAGCTACGTAATCAGCAGTTCCACCAAGCAATGAAGGATCAGCGCCAGCCGCTAACAATTCCTTCTGACTTAAATCTCCAGAACCAGAAATAGCCCTAGCAAATTGTGTTTGCGCTGCCCTAAAAGATGCAAAGTTGTTTGTATCAATAGAGTCTTGGATATTTTCCAAAGCATTATCAGCAGCAGTTACTGCTTTAAGTTGAGGATCAATCGTGCGTTGAACACTTGCCCTAAATGCTGGAATATCTGCCAAGGCTTTGTCACCAGGCAATACATTGGTAATCGTAGTACCTTTTGCTTCACTCTTGGCCTTAATTACCGCTTGTACTTGTGCCAACAGCGGAGAACCTGGGGGCAATGTTGCGGCATATTCTTGAAGTTTTTGAATGTCAGGTTTTGTCTCTGCTTTTTCAGGCTTCTCAATTTGCATTTCAAGAGATTTAATTGTTCGGCTTACTTTGTTAATAGCTTCATCTCTTTCAGGAGATGCTTCCATTGCATTTAGCTTATCTAGTGCAAGTTCTAATTGAGATAAACGATCTGAAATTTGAATTTTCTCTGGAATAGCTTGTTGACGCTCACGACTAGCTTGAGCAATACGTTGTTTAGTTAAAGCACTCTCGCTTTGAGCCTTACGAGCATACTCAGCAAGAGCAAAAGAACCTTGTTGATCGCCCATTTGTGCCAACATCTGAGCGCCTTTTAAAATCGACTCAGGATCAGATTGATCTAGTTGACCAAGAATCTGTTGACGAGCACTAATCATCTTTAGTTGTGGGTCTTCAATACCCATAGCACCCGCAATGCCACGACCTAGCTGACCAACACTAGCCTGAAGTCCCGCTTGAGCCGCAGCACCAGGCGAGAGTTGAGCCAATGCAATGCCACGATTTAAGTCTTGCCCATATTGTTGGTTTTGATACATTTGTGGAGTCATACCAAACAGACCCGCTACGATATTTTCTGCCATGATGATTCCTTACAAATATAAGCCGAGGTCTTGATTACCATAGGCTAGACCAGTTCCAAAGCCTGATGAACCTAAACCCGTATTGCTAAACGCTGATTGAAGGCCACCACTAAGCAATCCACCTATTGCTGAACCAAACTGAGCATTAGGATTACCTGCCGCAATCAGACTTTGAGCGCCAAGGTTTCTTGTTGCATCTGCACTTGTTGCCAAAGCAGTACTCAATCTAGCGCCTTCTAGTCCTAATTGACCTGCTCTTGCACCTGCAGTCGATGCAGTTTGACCAAGTTGTGCGCCTAAAGTGAAAGGTTGTTGACCCAAAGCCTCAAGACCCTGAACCTGACCCATTGCAGTCGTGTAAGGAGCATAAGCGGCTTGTTGACCTGCATAGTACTGACCCATTGTCTGAGCGCCTTGACCAAGTAATCCCGCACCAAATGCAACATTCTGTTGTCCATACTGTTGGGCATTAGCCGCCAATTGAGCCTCTTGTTGCGCTCTAGCGTTGTACAAAGCCTGTAGTTCAGGAGTTGTAGCACCCATAGTGCCACCTTGAGCAACAGCCAAACCGCCACGACCTTGTTGTTGTAGTCTGTTTTGCAGATTAGCTAACTCTAATTCTCTGCCTGGTTGCAACAAAGCCATCTGTTGATTGAGATAGTTCTGAGCAACAGCTTCAGGAGATTGAGCCAAGTATTGATTACCAAGGTTAAACAAGTTCTGAGCGCCTGTTTGAAGAGGAGCAAATTGAGCTTGTGCTTGTTCAGCTTGAGTCAGACCTGCATTAGACAAAGCCATAAACCTGTCTTGTTGGGCTTTAGCTTCAGGGCTTAATGTGTATCCTGCGCTTGTCAACTGACCTGTTTTAGGATCAAAGCCAAACTGTGAAGTACCAAATCTAGTAGTCATGCCAACAGGTCGGAAAGCGGCAGCTTGTTTAGCTGCAGCAGTTTCAGCATCAATCATTGCTTGTGCTTTTTGAGCAGCTTCCCTAGATTGTTGCATTTGAAGCAGATTACCTGCTGTTCCTAGTCCACCAGAAATCAGATTACTAACACCTGTTCCACCACCAAGAACACTATTAACAACAGAACCTACACCTGCGTTAGTGATTGCGTTTGTAACTGCTGCGGGAAGAACACTTGTTGTTGCTCCTCCTGCAGCTCCTCCTAAAACAGAAGATGCGCCACCCAATAAAGAAGCTGCACCCAATCCTGCGCCAGGCAATCCTGTTTCTGCAGCCACAATATCTGCTATTGTCATTCCAGCAGTCAAACTACCTGATGTTGGCAATCCTGCTTCTAGTGCCGCAATGTCAGCGGCTGTCAATCCTGCTGTAAGACTACCACCTAACAATCCCGATCCAGTTAACCCCGCTTCTGCAGCCGCAATTTGCGCTGGTGTAAAACCTGCCGTTAGACTTCCTAACCCCGCTGCACCCCCCAAACCTGTGGCTGTTGCACCTGTGCCATAAACACCTAAACCTGCATCTAAAGCACTTAAACCTGCCGTACCTGCTGCTCCTGCACCACCTAACAGACCTGCGGCATTCAAACCAAGATAAGCACCGCCAATGATTAAGGCAGGTTTTACCCAACTTGGAACATCAGCGCTATCTCCACCAGATTGAGAATAAAAAAGAGGTTTACCAGTAGCGTCAAACTCAACGCCATAAGCAGTAGAGTCTTTTCCAGCAAAAGTTCCACCCCAGATATTGTCTCCTGCTCTATCATAGAAAGGCTTAATTGCCTCTCCTGTGGCTTTATTGAAGAACTCTGTTTCTCCATTAGCAGTAGTGCGCTGACCAAAATCATTGATGTCTTTAATACCTTGACCAGCCAACATTGTAGCCATGTCATAGGCGTTCTTTTCAGCAGAACCAAAACCTTCACCAACCCACTTATCTGTAGTTCCCTGAGCTAAAATCTGATTAGCTATGTTGCCTACTGCACCTGTTGTTGGCATAGTATTGACAACTTGATTTCGTGCATAACCAAGGAAATTACTAAGTTGTCCTGCCTTAATATCTCCACCAAATCTCTCAATCTCTCCTTGAGTTGGCGCTCTACCTAAAGTATCTTGGAACAGTTTGACTGTAGGATCAACAGGAGCAGTAGGTGCAACAGGAGCAACAGGAGTTGGCGTAGGCGTAAGTAGTCCAGGTGTAGGCGCAATTGCAGCTTGATAAAGACTAGCAATCTGTGCCACGGGAGTTCCAGTTACCGCTGCTAATCGAGTAGGAGTAACCCCTGCTTCTTGCATTGTTTTAGCAATTACAGCATCACTTGCGCCAGGATTAGCATTAAACCATCCAAGAATATCAGCATTAGTTACACCTGTAGAGGTAGGATCAACAATTTTAGGAGCTAGTAATACTTGTTCTTGAGCTGAACGATTTGCTAATTCTGCTTGAGCAGCTTGCATAAACGATGCTTGTTCAGTAGGGTCTACAGAACCCCCAAAGGCACTTTGCCAGAAAGCTAACCCTTCAGGATCAGGCGCACGACCTAAAATCTGGGTATAAAGTTGTTCTACAGTTGTAGCCATGATTACTCCTTATTGTGGCGCATCAGGCCAAGTAATAGTCCAAGGGAAACCTGTCTGCGTAGTGACATCACGCAAGGCTTGACGATAGGTAGCCCATACTGCTTTGTCAACAGGAGCATCAGCTACTTGTGTCCAATCACAGTCTTTTAGTTTCTCATCCCTTGAAGCACGAACACTCTTAGCCTTTTCAGCATCCTTAGTGGCTTTGTAGGCAGTCTCTTGTTCAGCAGCAGTAGTAGTTACACCATCAACCACTTGGTCAATAAACACAGGGCCAAGGATATATTTGGTGTACCACTTACCATCAATCTGCTCAACACCAGAGGCTTGAGAGTATTGATAAACAGTACCGCCTGTAGCTTGTGCGCCTTCAAAGACTACATCAGCACCCAAAGCCGTTAAGACTTCAGTTGTTGTTATGTCCCATGATGGGCCACCATTGGCTTTTGTGTATGCACGAAATTCTGCTTCGTACATTACTGCGCCTGTTTGTGTTCTGATTTGCATATAAGTCCTTTAAGCTATGGCAATGCCAATGTAGGTGGCAGATGAAACATTGATATTGGTTGCTGATAGCTGATTAACAATAAATCCTGTGCTGTCAGTATCTACGCTATCGTCTGTAGTGACTTCAGCGGCTGTTGAATTAAGGCTAAGGTGCGGGTCATTCCCACTCACAATTCCTCTAGCCGAATCCCAACAATACCAGTCCCCTGTAGAGTCGGTGCGCTTAATGAGAATCCACCTCGCCCCGCCTGTAAAGCCACAGTTAATTGTCTGTGATGAGCCATTTCCTGTGTAATTGAAGCACTTGGAAACACCTGCACAAGTTGCAAATAGGTAGGCGACATAAGTTCCACCAGAAGCATTAACTCTAACATGAGTACCAACTGCGAATGTTGTACTTGTTGGAGGAACCGCTACTGTATCCCAATAATTTAAAACATCAGTATTTCCACTAGCAACAGCACTTGCATAATTTAAATAATTGTTAGAGCCGTAAGCCATAGCAGACGACCAAGTAGGCCAAATTTCTGCTGAATCTCTACGCTTAACAATAATTAATTCTGGGGCTACAGTTAGATTATGCGTAACAGTTCTATTGCTTCCCGTCCCTGTATAGCAAACCACATCAAAGAAGCTAGGGGCACGTTTGAAGTTCCAGTTAACTGAAGAGAATCCAGAGAATCCCGCAGAGATTTGATAGCCAGTGTTATTGGCGGTGTTTACATAATCACCAGAAGTTTCTGCGCTTGTATCGCTTGTTATCAATTGCGGGTCAACAGGCGATGTGTTGGTAGAAGCCAGCCCCCGCAATCTGTCATAAGCAATTGTGCCAAGCGTAATTGTTCTGCCTTTTATCAACGTCATATCAACAGGAAACCCTGTAGTGACAACTTGGTTGGCTGAATATGTTGCAGTCTGAGGACTAAACACCTTAGTCGCATCAGTAGGCACTTTCATTGGGCCTCTACGAATGGCTATGTAGATGTGTTGTGTGTTTGCTCCAGTTTGCCCATATTCAAATCCTGTAGCGGTTGGAGTGCCAAACCCGTCACCGCCTTCTGCACTGGATGAATTAGGAGTAAGAAACCTGTCGTTGCCTAACTGTGACCACCCCCGCATTGTGTCAAGCAGTCTCCAAGAATACCCTTCTGCGCTCACTACCTTAGTAATTAAGAATTGAGGCTCATAGCCAAGGTTAACTGTTGCATAACCAGAACTATCAGCAGTAAACGACCCACACGAAATAACATTGTCTGTACCAGTTAGGCCAAAGCCTCCTGCGTCACTTGCAAAAATATATGCCACATAAGTGCCACCAGAAGCGTTAACAGTTGCATCAGTTCCAATAGAAAAAACTGTGCTTGTTGGAGTTGTTGAATTCCATCTAGTTGCACCAGTTGCTTTAGCGGCAGTAGTGTTTAATACAAGATATTCAGTATTGGCTAAACTTGAATGGTAAACCTGCCAATCACCAGTGTTATCTGTTCGTTTCACCATAATACAAGCAGGAACAGAACCAAGATTGTGTGAAATAGTGCGATTAGAACCAGTCCCTGTCCATGTCACAACATCAAAAAACTTTGGCTGTTTTCTCCAAGTCCACGACACATACGGAATTGAAGATTCATTTAAATAATCGTTAAGAGTAAACCCATTTGTATTAAATGAAGTTGGGCCATACGCACCAGTTCCTTGTGGGCCTGATTCGTTTGAATATATATAGTTATATGACGCATTGCCACTTTTACCACGGGCTGAGTCATAAAGATGATGATAAATTGAAGCAGCAGCCCCACTTCTATACTTTAACCACACCAATCCACCATTGGTAGACAAGTCAACACCATTTGTAATGGTCTGTGTAGAGCCGTTGCCTGTATACAAATACGTGCTAAACACATCCTCAATGTAGTTAGGCACAGCAGGAACACCACCACCAAAGGCATCGTAACTAGCCGCACCAGAAGTTGCTTGTAATGGCATTAAAACCTCCAACCTTTGCTCAAATTCTCATGAGCAGTTATAACTTGTAAATTCCAAGGAACATGCATACCAGCTACGCCTTTGCCGTTAATTGGAACGATATGGTCAACATGGTGTTTTATACCAGTTTGTATATACCTTGCTTCAGAAACATCGTACATCTCTTGAATCATAGCTTTATCAATGGCTGTTAACCAAGATGGTGTAGCTGACTCTTGAGCCGCCCTACGCCTTGCTCTAGCCGCAACATAACGTTCTTTGTGGGCCTTGTAAAAGTTGCTTTGATAATCAGGATTACGCTCGTGCCAAGCCTTTGATGCTTTCTTCATATAGCCTTTTATTTTCTCAGGATTGGCTTTAGCCCATGATTCAAACAACGCTTTGACTTTCTCAGGATTGTCTTTGCGATACTGTTTGGCATAAGCACTACGCTTATCCCTGTTTTTCTCGTCATATTTTTTGCAGATGGCGGCTTGTTTCTCAGGATTCTTAGCCCTCCACTCACGCAAATACTCACGAGTTTTCTTTCTGCTTTCGTCAATGTTTGCAAGTCTTCTGTCGTTCTGCGCTTTGACACGGCACTTTCTGCAAGTACCATAGTGCTTGTTCCTGCGCTTATCCATTTGGAATTCATCCAATGGTTTGTCAACATTACATCTTTTGCAGATACACATGATTAGGCTTTAAACTGAGTCACAGAGGCAAGAACTGTAAATGTACCAGACGAAACTTTAATAATGAGGTAGCGGTAACTATCAATGCCACTAGCATTACCCGCAGTAGGCGCACCACCTAACCAACGTGTCGTAACACCTGATGTAGTGCCATCAACTTGCACAGCAGAGTTGTAGTAAGCAGTAGAGCCTTGAGTGACTAAGAAAGCCACAGTCATTGATTGACCTGTACTCATCAAAGTGTTGAGTGACGTACCACTAGAGGCTCTAAAGTTAACTGTCCAGTTAGCACTTGCGTTACTTGTGTAATACAAAACAGACTGAGTGGTAATGTCGTAGTTAATCGTTCCAGTAGCCGCAGTAGCTGAAACAGTTGCCACTTCAGCCGCATCGTTTAAGACAATGGCAGTAGCTGATGATGAACCTGAGAATGTCTGGGTAGCAGTGAATGTCTGAGCAGAATTGGTAACTGCTGTGTTAGCGTTGTAGGCTTGTACGTTAGTTCCGATTGCCAAGCCTAAGTTAGTCCGAGCAGTAGCAGTATTGGATACGTCAGATAGGTTATTAGTGTTAACTAAGAATCCACCTGCGGTAAAAGCAGCCTGTGACCAAGCCGATCCTGTCCACACATAAAGAGTGCTTACTGTTGAATTCCAGTACAAAGCACCTGTTAGGAGAGCATTGCCATCATTGTCTACAGAAGGAGCAGAAGACTTAGAACCTAAGTATCTGTCATCAAAAGAATCATAACTAGCCGCTGCCGCTGTTGCTGAAGAAGCCGCATTTGTCTCGCTTGTAGAAGCATTAGAAGCACTTGTTGCCGCATTGGAAGCAGAAGTAGCCGCATTAGATGCAGAAGTAGCTGCCGCAGTAGTCGAACCAAATATCGAATCTATTTCAGTTTTGGTATAAGCATTTGTGATGTTATAGCCAGCAATAGTCGTAGGATTTGTTCCTGCCGTTGCACGACCATAAGTATCAAAAGTCACAGATTGGTAAGTGCCTGGCGTTACACCAGAAGAAGCCAAGTCAATGTTGTCGCCATTGACAACAATACGGCTAGAGGATGCAGTACCTACATTAAGAGTATTACCTGTCTTTGTAAGACCATCACCCGCAGTAATCTGACCCGCACCTGAGAACTGCGCCCAAGTAATTGATGTGCTACCTAGTGTCCCACCTGCATCTATTGTGCAGATAAAGCCAGAATCAGCGTTGGTTGTGCCTTTTTCAACAAAGGTAAAAGCCGCCACCAACTCAGCATAAGTGTCAGCATCAGTTGTGCGAGTCCAAGAACCTGAAGCAACCAAGTAAATACCATTGCCAGAAGCAGTAGACTGATCCTTAACCAACACTCGGTCTCCAACAGAAACCGCAACTCCATCAATCGTTTGTGTGCCAGACAATGTGATATTAGCCGTTGTAGCTACAACCACAGAGGCTTTAGCATCAATACCTTGGGCTAGTGCATCCACATAACCCTTGGTAGCCGCATCAGAATCGTTTGTAGGGCTTGCCAAACCAGTAATGGTTGCAGATGTACCACTATCCATGTCCAATGAGCCAGAGATGGTCACATTGTTGAACGTAGAAGTTCCAGTAGCGGCAGTTACGTTACCTGTCAGATTGCCAGTTACATTACCTGTGACATTGCCCGTAACATCACCCGTTACATTGCCTGTGACGTTACCAGTTACTGCACCTGTCAATGGGCCACTAAAGCCTGTATTTGCAGTAATGTTTGTACCAGTAATGGCAAGAGGAGATGAACCACCGATAACCGCACCATTGATTGTTCCTGCGCTAATAGCGGCAGAAGCAATCGTAGCGGCTGTGCTAACAGTAAGGTTGGTAAAAGTACCCGCTGCAGCAGTAGTTCCACCAATCACAGCACCATTTATCGTACCACCAGTGATGGTGGCAGAGGAGTTATCTGTCTTAGTAGCAATGGCAGTTGCAATGTTATTGAACTCTGTATCAATCTCAGTACCTTTAACAATCTTTAAAGGATTGCCAGGCGAGAGATTATCTTTGGTTGCAAAGTTAGTGGATTTTGAATAATTGCTCATATTTATCCTATCTTGCCTTCTTTGGCTTGAAGTTCAATTTTCTGAATTGACAACTGAGTGCCATTAATGGTGGCTTCGTAACCAGTTTGTACAATTTTACCTGCACTTGAAGCATTACTTGTCAATGCTTTAATTGGTATACCGCTTGAAAAGTCTGCAATTGCATACTCTCCAACCCCATACTCGTAATAACCTTGAGGTGGAATAAAGACGTTCTCTGACTGATAAGCGCCTGAGTAGTCAAAAGCCCACTTGATTGTGAGGAACTGATTAGAGCCACCAATAACAATGGCAGTAATAGACTTGAGAATGGAAATTTGATTAGGGTTTCCTAAGTCAGCATTGTTTGTGTAGTACAAGAATCGATAAGAAGAAGAATCATCAAGATAACCACCATACTTACCAATGTAGCCATTCTTTCCAATGTATAAGTCTCCATTACGCAACGATCTGAGTGCTGTTGGGGAAATATTGTCCCATTTGGTTACACGGGAAGAACCATCTTGTAGGTTTTGCTTTGTGTCGAAACAATAGACTTGCAAAGTAGCAGGTAAAACAAGTAGATAAAAGGCTTCTTTTTCTGAGTAAACAGACTTCAGATTAGCAAGAGTTTCACCCGCCAAAGATGAAGCTAAGTCGAAACGAACATTCTTAGATAGGTCTCGCAAAGGAGCAGACTTTTCTTGAATAGTCCTCATCAAAGAGCGAACACCTGAGTCTGATAAGAAAACAACGTCAGAGCCAATGCTTTGAATCGTATCCCTTGCGATACACCCAATAGAGCCTACTGTGTCGCTCAAAACGAGAGATGCGGGTGTAGAAGCTCCTGAGTAAACAAGAATCTGCTTTTTACCAAAGATAAACAAGAAATCATTGTGCGCTGCCAAGCCCATCACTTCATCAGCACCATTAGGCCATACACGGGAAACATCTAATGTTCCTGAAGTACCTCCCCCCCATACATGACCTGCAATCAGATCAGAAAAGGAAATAGTCACCTTATCAGAAGCAGTATTAGCCACCCACAGACGACCAAAAGCAGAGATAGCAACATTGGCTTGAGGAACTGTAGCTACATAACCTGACTTTTCAGAGACTCTGCGATAAGTTGTGGTACTTACGGCAGGGTCATAAATAAGTGGATCGTGATCAGTTTGGAAGAAGTATGCAATGCCATTCAAGGATGCACACTGCCAATTAGATGCCGTGATAGTAGGAGCAGAACCCCCACCACCATAGGTCAACTCAGTCACCGCATTAGAAGTGCCAAGTTTAAATATCTTGTTGTTGCCAGCAAACAGAACTGTCAAAGTCCCATCATTCTGAACTAACTCATGGATTACACCAACATCGTTAGCACCTAGATTGCCAGAGGAAGAGTTAACCCTCGACCAACCTTTTCTAGCACCAATACGACCATACTGATCCAAGATGCAATTGGTAGCAACCAAAGCAAAGCCAGACCCTAAATCAAGGGGAGAGTCTTCAGTATTCAGGCCATAAAAGCCTGGTGCTGAGAGACTGTAACTTTGAAGTTGAGAAGCCATTAGACCGCCACAAAGTTGTCTTCAGGATAACGAGTGCTTTCCAAGGCAATTGCATCAGAGAGCATTCCTCTAAACAAGGCATAAGCCTCGGCAGAGTTTGTTCCGCCATCTTCACCACGCTCAATCAAAGCACGAGCATACGCACTCTGAGTTACTAAATAGTCCAAAACCTTGACAGATGTGCCATCAGCAGACAAAGCAGCCTGTGGGATAGTCAGGTCAAACAACAGAGTAAAAGCACCAGAAGGAACAGGGAACAGGTCAACCTTTGTGTCGCCATTACCATCTACACCGCTAAAGCAGAACTCTGAAGGAATAGATTGTGAAGGTGTAGCAAGGTTTAGTTTGCGGTTCATGTCCACAAACTCAATATTG